TTTGTTACCGAAGCAATATTTGCCCCAACGATAATACCTTTTTTGACCTTAAAGTCTTTTTGCTCAGTGGCCATTCTGTATCTCCTTAGTTAAGAATTCTTAAAATTCTAACTGTATTATTTGCACTATTCGCATTTGCTTTTAGTACGACATTATTGCTTTCAATGAAAGCATTAAAAGTTATTAAAGGTTCAGTAGACGTATATATTAACGCATATTCCGTTAGTTTTACATTCGTTCCATCATGAACTAATAATACCTCAGAACTTTGATATTGTCCATATGTAATATCTTCAGTATTCACAATTAGCTTTGCAAAATTGAAGTCATTTTTATTCCAAGTGCTTATCTCACTCTCTCCTATTGCAACATCAGTTGCTATAGCAGTATCAATTACAGCACTAGAGGTTGAAAAAGTAATATTAGAAACAGCTGCTAACTCAGATATATTTTCTACGCCAATAGTTCCAGTATATCTTGCGCCTGTTATAAAAATACTTTTACCTGAAAAATTTATACCATTAGGTAGGTTTGTACCAATAAAGTGTAATACTCCTGAAGAGTAGTCAAAGAACCACTCATCATTATTACCTGATCCTGTTGTAAAAAGTTTTGTACCGTTTGTTTCAGGAGAGCTCTCACCAGCGGTTGCAACGTAAACACTAACTAGATAAGTAGATCCAAATTCAGGTGGTATCCAGTTTGTAAGATTTGTTTTCCATGTTCTATATTGGGCAGCTGTATTATCAGCAGAACACTCAACTGTATTTCCTACAGCGTCTGAGTATCGGGTAACAACTCCTGATGAGGTTGCAGGATTGACTCCAGGAATTCTATCAGCTTGAATCCAAGAAGTATCGCCACGATTTAACATTGGTGATGGAATAGATTCGTTAGCTGCTAGTTTATTAGCATTAGTATCTGTTTTGGTTACTGCATAACCAACTTTTTTCCATAGATAGTCGACTTTTTGGGTATCAGTAATAGCCATTATGAAGTCTCCTCGAAGCTTAGTGCAGTGATAGAATCACCACTAGCAAGTCCTATAGAAATTAATACTTGGTTACCGGTTGAGTTAGATGCGTTTTCTGTACCAAAGGTTAGAGTATACGTTTGATTAGATATTGAAGTTCCTGTTGGTATAATATCTCCTCCAGTGAGTGCACAACCATCTGATCCATTACCACCATTTCCAGTATTTGAACCAGGCTGTCCAGCACCTGCGTACTGAACAGTTGCGTCCAACCAACCATTAGATCCAGAAGAATCATCAATGCCTGACCCTGGAAGAGCAATATTGAAAGATGAAATCTGACCGCTTATACGTACTACAAAATTACTCATGTTAGAACGTCTAAACGCCATTCTAAAATATTGAGTACCTGAGCGTCCAGTATTTAGGTCAGGACCTACAGGCAAATATCCAGTACTAAGATCAGTAGTAAAGTGTGATAACGTACCCCATCTAACAACTGACTCGTCAGTACCAGCAATTGTTTGTGAACCACTCCAAGCTGCACCAGTATAGTAGTTAGTTGCACTATTGAAACCTGGTGTAGCTCCTGATGCACCAGAAATTACAATACGTTTTCCATCATCATCATAGGTTGCTCCTAAATCATCACTTACAGTGATAAGCTCTTCATTAAATCCTGAAATTGAGTCACTATAGGCTTGAATTTTAGTTCCTGTAAATTCTGAATAAGATCCTGATCCGTTCACGTTTAACATCCTAAATTTTAGTGTTTCTATTGCACGAGCTGTTCCATCTATATTAATATTAATATTACCAAGAGAGTAGGCAGCTCCAGAGTTTATTCCTGTTCCTTTAATTGGAATACCTCCAGACAAGAAAGTAGAGCTACCATCAATAGAAGTATACGATCTTGTTTGTGAGTTTATAACATTTCCGCTTGTAGATTCGTCATTTGTACCTGCCTCAATTTGGAAAGGAGTTGTTGTGTCACGATATGTTTGATCAATCCAGTTATAAACTTGCGCGCCTGAGAGAGTTACGCTGCCTCCTGTATTATAGTAAGGAATACCTGAAATATAACGTTGTGTTCCAGCTGCGTTTTGCGAGAGAGTAGCACTAGATAGGTCTATCGTTGGGGTAGTAGTTAGCGATTCTTTAATAAACTCTAGAGTATTTGTATTGCCACTCTCACTGTGTGAAAGTCTAAATGAGTTTACTCCATCAGACAGTGCAGTGGCACTTTTTTGAATATAGGCTTTAAATACACGATAGAAGCCTGTTGGGTAAATTTTACTACCGCCAGATACAGTATTACCACCGCTATCTACAGTATTTGCATCAATATCAGATGAAATAACTAGTGAGGTATAAGTGCCTGAATCATCACCTGTAGTAAATGCTTTTGAACCATCTACACTTCCATTCACTGTAGCAGAAAGCGTTCCTGTGTTAGAGGTACCTGCAAAAGTTGAAAGAACATCTGTAGTAATAAATCCAACTTGATCTACAGTTCTTGGTAAGTCATCACCTGCAGTGGCAGAAGCACCTCCAGTATTGTCGTCAAAGTTAGCTGCAAGTTTTGGATCAGTACCAACATCTTCTCCACTCATTGTAATAGTCTTAGAACTTAAGCCTGCAGGAGGTGTTGGGTTAGAGGCTATTGTGATATAGTTAGATAGAGTATCTGTATCATCAGTAGCACTGAGAGAGTATGTTCCATTTGCTGTTAACTCAACTGTAAAGTTTCCTACAGTTGTATATTCATGAATAATATTTCCACCTGTAGGCGTTCCATCAGCTCCTTCAGCTAAGATAACAGTATTTGAATCACCAAAGTCCCACTCATAGTCAGCAGTATTTTCTGACTGGTTTAAGAAGGTTACAACATTACGCTTATTACCAAGATAGTCAGTAAATAGATATCCTGTGCGAACACTTGAAGAAGTTAGCCCAGTAGACTGATTTACAAAAGTTCCAGTAAACTCTGCACGAGGATCAGGATTCACAGTAATTGTAGTGTTAGCACTTGCAAAAGGTGAAGATGAATGACCATTATATAGTTGTAGCTGTACTTCAAAGGTCTGCTGCACCTCACGATCTGAAAGTGCAAAAGTATGATCAATAGTTTGTGATGTATCACCAGCAGATCCGCTTCCAGATGACACGCTGTTTGTAGTGCCATCACCCCAAGTCCAAACATACTGAATTGTATCTGGATAAGACGAGTTAGCGCCTGGAGAGGTTGAAGTGGTATTAGTAAAGCGTACTGGAAGACCAGAAGTGGCTTCTTCATTATTACCAGATGTAACATTAGAAGAGAAGGTGGGAGAATGAGTGGAGTACACGTATACTTCGTCTGTAGTAGAATCGTCCTGTCCGTTCGACGAGGATGCTGCGGTTAAAATTATAGTATAGGTTGCATCTCCACCCGTATTGGTGTAGGCATGAGTAATCGCACCTCCACCTGGAGTGCCTGCTCCACTAGAGCCTAGTGAAGTGTTAGCCGATCCATCTCCCCAATCAATTTCATAGGAGTCTGTATATTGTGAAATATTTGTAAGTGATACACTAGAAGAGGAGTCTAGCGTATCATCAGCTAGCGTAAATCCAGCAATTGGAGCTGGTGTTGCAAGAGAAATATAGTCTGCACGAGTATTTGAAGCCTCAGAACCTTCTCCACTGCCTGATGTATTTTTAGCAGTTACAGTAATAGTTTGAGTTCCACCTTCAGGAACTGTATATGTATGAGAAGGAGTTGAGAAAGAGGTTGTAGTATTAGAGGTTCCGTCTCCCCAGTCAATTTCATACTGATTTGCATTGCCTGTAGCACTGATAGATAGTGCTACACTAAGCGGAGAATTACCACTAGTAGGAGAAGCGGTAAAGCTGACTGATTTTACAAATGTGTCATTACGAACATTTTCAATCACCTCATTTAAAGTATCAATTGCATCTGTGAGTGAATCACCAGATTCAAAAGACTGATATGCGCCGTCAGTAAACGTTCCGTCACTTGGAACACCTAAGACAATTCCAACACCTGATCCACCGCCTGAGTTGTCATTTTTAAAGAACAGATTACCTGCACCATCGGTGGCAAGAACTTGATTTGAAGTTCCGTCTTCGGTTGGGAAGGTTAGCGAGTTAACAGTAACAATCTCAAGTGCTGTAACATTTGCAGTTTGTGAAACTATATTACCTGTAATATTACCAGTAACGTCACCTTCTACACCACCAACAATTGTATTAGCACTGAGTGAGTTAGCGCTTAGTGTTTCAACATCAATGCTTACTGTAGTGATGCTATCGCTAACGTTTACAGTTGTTGCCTCAACATTTCCACGAACGTTACCCTCAAACCAGTCATAGGCTACCACATAGTTTGCATCAACTACATTTGCACTTAAATCGTCAAGAGTTACATCTCCAAAGCGTACATCGCCATGCGTTCCAGAAAACTCTTCTTCTGAGTTTACAGCGTCTACAAAGAATGTAAATGCATTAGCGTCATTATCATAACCAAAGAAACCAAGCTTGCTTTGTGAGTCTTCATAGTATCTAAATTCAACACCACGATCTTTACCGTCATCCACTGTAAGCGCACTATTGCCACCAAGAGTGACAATCGGATCTTGCAAGGTGGTAACTGTAGAATCTACCTGAGTAGTATTGCCTTCTACAATTAGATTACCTTGGACTAGTATATCTGTGCCGTCAAAAGTAAGCGTTCCCTCTGTAGCACTAATGTTTGAACCGGCGATGCTAATGCCACCTACAGATGCGTTTGTGGAAATCTCTAACGACTCAGCTGAGATGGAAGTGTTAACACTCAATGCAGAGAAGTTAGTCTTGTTAAAGATTTCATTGATCGCTGCAACTAGATGTACTGTATTTGCTGTAACTAGATCTTCAAGCTCACCTGTGATAGCGTGAATTGCTGCGTTAGATGCAAGATCACTAGCAACAATCTGTACGCTTTCAACGGCATTTGCATCAGCTGCAATATCAACACCTGGAATGCGAATTGAACCGTCTGCGTCAACATTAAAGTTGCCGAGTGTTATTGTTTCAGAGGTGATTGATGTGTTAACACCAATAAAGATTGTTCCATCACTGACATAGATGTCTCGAATTTGAGCGTCAGGAGCACCAATGCTATATACAGCATTGCCATCTGGAATAAGATTAGAGGAGAAGATGATATTAGCATCAGGTGATGTGACGTTTGCAGAAAGATAGAGGTGTTTAGCGTCTGAAGAAAGAACTGTAATTTCATTCTGCAGACTACCCACACCAACGGTTACATTTCCATGACCTACTAGTGCATCAAGATTAGACTGAACTAAGTCTACATTAGCGCTTACACGAGTTTCAAGCGATTGTGCATTTGCCTCTAGTATATTTAAATTGGCAACGACACGCGTTTCAAGAGCATCAACATTTGAAGATACGATATCTACATTAGCGGCAAGTGCAGTAACATTGTCTTGTACCTGTCCAGCAGAACCACCCGCAATGAGTGCATTGGCCGTTGCGGCATATGCATCAAGGTTGGCTTGGACCACCGCAGTATTTGCGGCCGCGCGAATTTCAGCGCTCTCGACATTCGATGACACAACGTCCACATTGGCGGTAAGAGCCACCACATTATCGTGTATAGAGGACAGATCGAGCTCTTCATCGTCTACAATTTGTCCGACTTCAAATCGAGCATTTGCAGCCACATAAACAAGCAAATCACCATCGGTGACGCCAGTTAGATCAATATCGGTAAGAGAGTCAGAAGTAAGAGAGCTAAGATTGGATTGAACCAGATCTACATTAGAAGATACTATATCTACATTAGCGGTAAGAGCATATACATTGTCTTGTACACGATTTACCTCATCAACAGCATCGCGACCCGCAGGACCACGTACGCCAACGCTTACAACCTTTGCGGTTCCTCCGCTTGGATCAGTTATAATTACTTGGTTGGTAGATTCTTGAACAGTGACGTCATGGCTCATTCAGTTATCTCAGGCACTACATTGAATTTTCCTTCAATCAGCCTGGTAACATGTCCGGTTTGAGAGCGTAACTCTAAGTCATATCTCAGTGACTTGGCAGGGAGGTTCACAGTGTTAGCAGCAGCCATATAGATACGAACGTTGCCATTGGCTCCGTCTTCGCTATCTTCTGAGCTACCTGAGATGACGCAAGCTCCGTTTGCAGTTGCATTAGAGGAAAACGCTACAATAAGCGGTCCTCCTGCATATTCTCGAACGTGCATATTGGCGAAGTAGTTAGAAAGGTCTACGGCTGTGCCATTTGCGTCTTTATATGTGATGATACGATCAAATGTGGCTCCTTGCTCACACGTGAAATTATACTTTCCTGCTGACATTTACTTTTTGTCTCCAAGCAGATCCTTCATTAAGGAATCGTAGTTATTATTTATTTGAACGGCTACTCCAGCCTGAGGTTTAGGTCTGGCAGCACCTTCCATATCATTTAGAAGTTTCATCCAATCGAGTAAGTCTTTCTTAGTATAAACGCCTGACTCAAAAGCCTCTTGTAGTTTTTCGTCAATCACTTTATTAATGATCGCCATGCGTTTGACTCGATTTAAGTATCCTTGAGAAAGATATACATTATCAATATAAGATTTAACTTCCTTTTTTTCTATTATCTCAATTACCTGGTCCATTGTCAAACTGTGAGATTCTGACAAACTCTCAATGCTGCTACCAGCGAGATAGTCATTTGCTACAGCAAGAAGTGTTGGATCTAAGGCTGGCGCTGAAAGCGCCTCATTGAGCTGTTCTGAGTATGTCAATACTTTTACATCTTCGTCACTCATGAGTGCTCCTCTACTAAATAGGTGGCTAAAATATTTATCTCACACACGCCAGCTGGCGCCATTACTCCCTCGTCAGTGCTTATGTCTATAATTCGCAGTTCTACAAAACAAGGATGACGAGAAGGCACATGTGTGAGCACATGATCGATATCATCGATTAAGGCTTCTGCGCTAGCATTGATATCGTCATCATCTTCATCATAAACATATCCACGAAGGTTGATTAACACATTACCATATTTTACACCTGCCCCTATGTGGGCACGGGTTTCTTCGAGCGCGTGTAGACAAATTGTTGGAAAGTCATTTAGCTCTTCTAAAAACATAAATCTAGGATATACATTTTCATGTACATTGTGGGTAAACTGGTACCCGTCATGTCCGAATTCTGACATTCCGTATTTTGTATCTAAAGAACTTCTACCCCCATCTATGAATCGAAGTTCTTTTACTAAAATTTCTATAAGTTCATGCTTGTTCATCTTATGTATACTATACTATAGGCTTTAGCCTATGTCCAACTCTTTTAACTAAATTTCAAAAATTCCAGTGTAAAGTGCGTGAGGATGGGCGCTACGCACGCGTTGAAATGCAGGTCTCATAACCGCCCTACCCTAGCCCCATGAATGGATTGATATGTTGCATAAATGTCACACAAATGGCTAAATGCGAAAAAAATACAAAATAATGGCGTTTTATCCTTGCAATTTATGATGAAATGCGCTATATATAATATATAAGATAAACTATTTCATGAAAGGAAATTAAAATGAGATATACAACAAAAATTGCTAAAACTCTTCTTCAAAAAGGATTTACATTCAAAACTTCTGAAACAGTTTTGATACCTGAAATCTTTAAAATTGTTTCAAAAGATTTCCAAAATAAAACTCAAATCTCATTCATTATGAATGATCCAGATTTCATCTCTGATGTTATCGATGAATTATCATAAAAAAATATAAATTAATTACTTTTTACCCTTTTAATTCAAAGGGTTAGCCCAGCCCGGGCGCCGAATTTTATCAATAAAAACAATGGGTTACAGGCTTGACGCGCCAGCGGAACAAATCGTGAACAAAAGGCAGGCGCTAACCCCTTGAAAACATTAATTAATTTAATTTATAAGTCATTGAAAACAAACAAAACTTTTTTCACTCTGCCTCTTGAAATTTGCCTTTGGAATGCTTATATTAGTTATATAAGATAAACAATTAAAGGATTAAAAAATGACTTTTCAAAATATCGTAATCTTCGACTTAGATGGAACAACGATTGATAGCACTCATCGTCAAGCAACTCTTGCTGATGGAACTCTCAATCTTGCCGCTTGGAAAGAAGCGGCAACGCCTGAAAAAATCTTTCAAGATCAAGTTTTACCGCTTGGTCATCTTGTCAATCGCATTGGCAAAAAAGCCTATACCATTATTTGCACTGCTCGCAATATGAGCGATGCTGATTATGAGTTTTTAATGGATAATGGAATCAATGTTGATAAAATTATCTCAAGACCTCATGGCAACAATGAGCCTGATGGTGAATTGAAAAAGAAACAACTTAATTCGTTTCTATCACTCAAACAATTCAAACATAAAAATAAGATCATGTTTGATGATGCTTCTTCTGTAAGATCAATTTTAAGAAAAATTGGAATTACAGTTATCCATCCAGATAAGGTTAATGCAAAATTAGCCTAATTTCCCAATTAAATCAAACACTTACGGCCGCCCGGTCGCCTGCTAACTATTTGTTTTTATTGCATTTTTTAGCATGAGGCACCGCTTGGAACAAATCGTGAACAGATCAGGGTCTAGCCGAGAACAAATCGTGAACAAAAAAAATTACAAGTCACTGAAAACATTGAATAAAAAAATGAAAAAAATGCGTTTTAGGGGTTGAAATAATCTGAATAATGCTTATATTAATATTATGAACAACGGAGGTTATTCCATGATTAACTCTTTTTCTGATCTTGATTCTCGTTTTGCCGCTATCGCTGGCAAGCCTCATGCAGTCACTCGCAAGAGCGCGGGCGCGGTTGGTGAATTGTTTGAAGCGTTAATGATTGGTGGCATTGTTGGCAATCAAAAGGGTGCAGATTTTGCCGCGATTGATACAGAAGCAAAGGTTCACTATGCTAAGAATCCCACAACAATTTTCTCTTTCGCTTTTACGCAAGGTATGAAGCCAAGCGATTTTTCCAAGCGGTTTAATTCTGGAATTGCTCGCGCTGGCGCGACTAACAAGCATGGTCATAGCGTGACTGTTAAAGGTGATATGGTTCAGGTCACTGTAAATGGTCAAGCGGTGGCTGGCTGGACTATTGCCGAGATTGCCGAGCGTATCGAAATGAAGATGCCAAATCTCGCAATGGTTGACGCTACCAAGCGCGGCAATCAGGTGATCTTCAATGAGATGTTTGTTGGCAAACGGGTAGTCGCTGAGCGGTTTATCGAAGCGATTGCAAGCGGTGCGGTAGTGATCGAGATGCGTAGCGGTGCGGTGCAGTTTAGAGCAAAGCCAGCGACCATCAAAGAATGGTTTGAGACAATCCATTAAGGTGTGGCAGAAATGCCACACTCTAGAAGAAAAATGAAAGAAAAACGCAATTAACCCTTGAAATATCACGCTAGATGTATTATATATAAAGGGTAACAACGAGAGGTAATACGATGCAAGTTATGATTCAAGATGTTCCTGTAATGACTGATAAAGAACTGGAAACAATCCAGATCAATCTTGAGGGAACTCATGTTGTGGGCTTTAATGCTCAACTGTTGTCTGCTGTTAAATCAGAATTGGAGACTAGAAATGCAGAATGGTTCGCAGAAACCTTTGATGAAGAAGGCGAAGAAGATCTCTTTGAACTCTTCGCCTAAGATCACCCAGATCATTAGATCTAAAAAAGGCATCCATGCCTTACGCAATGAAATCGCGCTGAGAGAGGTAAAACTATGCTCTGGAAATCAATAGAAATCTTTTGTATCATTCTTGGGATGCTGATGGTATCCTCACTTCCAATCTTGCTGATATGGTGATGCTATGTTTGGTTTGATTGGAACTGTTCTTGTAATCTGGCAAATGAGCGCGTTGGCTAATGGCGCGCCTCATTGGGCTTTGATGATGGGTTGTGGTGCGGCTGTGGCTTGGATGGTGCATGGTTATCAGCGACAAGATATATGGATACTGACAACCAATGTTATCCTACTAGGTATCGCAACATATGGTTTAGTTTCAAACACTTAGGAGGCGCCCGGGGGCGGGCTAAGTCATTGTTATTAAACGAAACTTTTTTTATTTTTTTGTGCATTTTGTTGTAATCTGAACACTATTGGTCGCTTATAGGACAGACTTTTCTAAAAATGTCGTGTATAACTATAGATAAGATAAACAAATAAGGAATGAAAGATGTTTAAGATTATCGTTGATACACTACCATTCGATCCACCATATCGCAAAATTCCAGCGGTATATAAGGATCGCTTTGGGAATGTAGTTAAAAACCCAGCCAAGCACCTTGCAAAGATGCAGGCTCGTGAATTGGCTGAAAAGATTTTGAAGGAAGGAAAATAAAATGCTGACATTTTACACTGCTGGAAAAGTTTGGCACAATAGCAAATTTCAGGCTCTGCGTGGTAAGGGTTTCCCTGTAAAGGCACGCTGGATTGATCTAGATAATGAAAGCGATTTTGTTCTAAATCGTAAGGATCAACTCTGGAATCTCTGCTATGAGGATGTGCGAGATAGTGACTTTGTATTGCTATATTGTGAAGATGCTAGCGAAGAACAGCGCGGTGCGCTTGTTGAGATTGGCATGGCCTTTGGCTTTGGCAAGCCTGTATATGCTGTTGGATCGTGTAAAACAATCAAGCCAAATGAAATCTCTGATGTGGCTTTTACCCACTTCAAAAATTGGACTTGGTTAAATACTGATGATCTGACTGAAGGTGCAATGATTGCGCTAGAGACTGAGCGCATGAAGCGCGTTGCTAAACAAATCGAACTTGAACTGGAGACAGCATAATGCCTTATATTCCTGAACCACAACGCTTTGAAGCAGACAAGATTATGCGTGATGAAGGGCTGTTGCAATATGTACCCTCAAACGCTGGAGAACTGAACTGGATATTTACAACGCTGATTGATAACTATCTCAAACATACTGGCACACGCTATGCCCATCTTAATGAGATGATAGGCGCGTTGGAATGTTGCAAACTTGAACTCTATCGTCGTATTGCGTCACCCTATGAGGATGATGTAAAAGAGATAAATGGCGATGCGTATTTTTGCAATCGCCAGATGGGGGCTGATTACTAGCCCTCATTTTCTCTGCTTTTTCAACCACTTACGAGGCACCGGGCGCGACCTGCTAAGTCCTTGAATTTATTGAGTTTTTTCGGGTGTGTGACATATTTGCAACACTAGTCATAAAAAACGCATTGGGGTCAATTTAGTTGTTGACTTTTTAGTTTTTTTGTTGTATAACTATATATGAAATTAACGAGGAGAATTGTCATGATGGTCATCGAAACTCACCAAAAGCCTTTTGGTTTTCACACTGTTTTCACTCTTGATGGTGAGGTTGTTAGTCAACTTCACACTAACTTTCAGCCTACGATTGAGGAAATCGAGGCGAGGCGTGAACAGATTCTCACACCTGGATGTGATGACTGTGCTTTTCTAAAGCATCGCTGTGGCGAATGTTTAGAATACGATTTTGAGGACGATGACTATGATGATGGTCAACCCTCTTGGGAACAAGAGTGGGAAGATTTTGGGGAGGTATATTCTGATGAGTATTGAGAACTTAATCAAACTAAATGAATTTGCTGAACAGGTGCATAACCAAGGTAAGCGTGTGGCTATCCTATTAGAAGGTCGTGATGGTGCTGGTAAGTCTGGTACTATTCGAGAATTAACTCGCTATCTTCCACCATATACCTATAAGGTACTTCCATCGTTTATGCCAACTAAACGCATGATGAAAGCATGGTTGCCTGAATGGAAAAAACTACTTCCTGAATCTGGACAGATAGTTTTCTATGATCGCTCTTGGTATTCTCGCGCATTACTTCAGCCTGTTATGGGTTGGTGTTCAGATCGTCAATATCAAAACTTTATGTCAAAAGTTATTGGTTGGGAATGTTCACAAGATGTTTCTATTATGAAAATTTGGCTATCTGTTGATGAAGCAAAGCAACGAGCATTGTTAGAGCGGCGAGAAAGTGACCCTCTGCGTTATTGGAAATTCTCACCTAATGACGCTAAGACTGTTAGCAAGTTTGATGACATCTCTATAAAAAAGCAATCTATGTTTTCCACAGATAACAACTGGCAAATTATAGATATGTCTGACAAAGATCAGGGTCGTGATAATGCGTTGGTGCGAGTCGTTGATTTCCTAGCGAAATCAATGGCTTAGCCAGCGGCCGGGGGCGCGCTAAGTCATTGAAATCATTGAATAATTAATTTGCATTTTGTCGTGAATTGAACACTATTGGTCGTTCTCAGGCGAGAAAGTTTTAATTTTTTACTGTATAACTATATACATGATGAGAAAACAAATGAACAAAAAAGCAAATCCAATGGCAAAGTCACTGCGAGTTTTTCGCCCTGCTGTTGTGCGCTCTAAAAAAGCCTACTCAAGAAAGGGTCAAAAGATTGACGCAAAAAGGTTGGATGTGTCAAATTACTGACTTGACTTTTCTGTTTTTTTGTGGTATAACTATATTATCAAATGAAACGAAATAGCCAAATAGGAGGATTACTCATGGCTCAAGCATCTACAAAGGTTGTCAACTATACCTCAGAAATGGTTGAAAAAATGGTTGCTATGTATTCAGAACTTGGCAACGATGGTCTGGATCAGATCGCAGAAGCAATGGACAAATCTGTTCGCTCTGTTCGTTCCAAACTTGTTCGCGAGGGCGTTTATATTGCGTCCCCAAAGGGCAAGCCTTCTTCTTCAAAGTCTCAAGAGCCAACTAAAAAAGAACTCTTGAACCAACTGGAAGAAATTGTTGGTTTTGATTGCACCTCACTTACAGGGGCAACCAAACAAGGCTTGGCAATGCTGATTGACTACACTCAGCAACAAGCCTAACTTGAGGGGGCTTTGCCCCCTCACCTCTCTAGACTAAGGATGAAAAAATGGCAAAAAAATTCTCTACTTCCAAAATCCAGCATGAACCAAAATTCAAGCACACTTCACAGGCTGGACGCAAGGGATCGCTCAAAACTTCTAGCATGAACAAGCACAAGCGCAGACGCTCTAAACTCTACGCACGCCAAGGTCGTTAACTTTTCTGGAGGATTGACATGAAAAAATTTTTCGTTGGTCTTTATCTTGCTTACAGTGTTGCCACTGATACCATCATCTGGGGTGGGGCTATCTATATACTTATCAAGGGCTTGATTATTTAACAATATCAAGCACTTGCACGGCCCCGGGGCCTGGTTAACTCATTGAATTCATTACACTTTTTCACTGTGACATATTTACAACACTCCTACAAAAAAAGCATCTGGCATCAATTTTCCGCTTGACTTTTCCTATATTTTCATGCTATAAAAGGTTATCAATAACAAAAAAGGAATATCCTAATGAAAGAAAAAAGAGTTTTTATTTTTGACCTAGATGGAACAGTTATAGATAGCGAGCATCGCACACCACGCGATAGCGAAGGGAAACTAATTCTACAAAAATGGTTTGATCTTGCTACACCTTCAAACATTGCTAAAGATACTCTGCTTCCTCTGGCTTCACTTTTCAGAAAAGCAAAACAAAGACGACATCATGTTGTGATCTGCACAGCCAGAACTCTCACACATGCAGATCGTGCATTCTTAGCAAGACACGCACTTGCTGCCCCTATTGTTCTTTCAAGACCAGAAGGTGATACTACACCAGATGGAATCTTTAAGAAACAACTCTTAGAAGATCTTTTTAAGATTCGTTTTCACAACATGAAAAAAATCATGTTTGATGACAATGATGAGGTTAGATCAGAGGTTCGCAAACTTGGCGTCAAGGTTGTTGATCCTAGACCACTAAATGAGGTTGCATGATGTTAATACTAAAAGGACGCTCTAGGCACGGCAAAAATCGCATTGCTGCTTTTGGATCCAGATTTGAGATTACAGAAACACGACAGCATATAAACACTGTCACACATCGCAATTGCATTGGACCTTTTGCTTTTTTGCACTCGCTTGATACCCCAGAGGCTAGCCGCTGGATATCACTCACAGATGATCCAGATTTCGAAATCATTTCAAACACTTAAGCGCGGCCCGGGGGCTGGCTAACTCATTGAAATCATTGGAAAAGAAAATGCACTTTT